TTCCACCAATTGCTGGGACATCTGTATAATCACCACCATCATAGTTTTCTCCACTATTAATGATAGAAATAAACAGACCATCGAGACTGTTCTTCTCGATAATAAAGTCTCTGTAATATTTTGTTGATGTTGAAGATAGGTCAGCAATCTTTTTAGAAGAGCTGGCAAAACCAAGAACTCCATTTCCATTCTTGTAGATACCTAAAGAATCATCACTAACAAATGCCAAACTTGGCGATGTTACTAGTCCATCACCAAGTCTCAAATTACCAGTTGACAAGTCACTTCCACCAGAAGTAACGTTGAATAACTGAGAACCAATTTCGTTAATCTTTACCCTTTGCTGTTCAAAGGTATCAGTTCTTGCGACGTTAATTGCTGGCATTTTTTACTAACTCTCTAAGTAGTGTTTTAATTTCAGAGATTTCATTCTTCAACATATTTATGTCGTCCAACGCGGAATTTAGTTGTCTTTGTTTACGACGAGCTTCTATAGCTGAATCGCTGTGATTCAAGATAGCACCCGTGGTCTCGTCTCTGACAAGACCATCGTGCCCTTTAACTTTGATATAACCCATACGCGGAAATTAGAATGCTGCGACTGCTCTGATGTCTTGAATCTTAGGAACGTATGCTGGATCTACTCCTTTCATTACAACTTTAATTGCAAACGATGAAAACTCTGGTAAATTTCCAACACTATATTTAAGATCTTGATATGAAGATTGTTTCTCGACAACACTTGAAATTGTGTTCTCTGCACTTGCAATCTCTAGAGAATCTGGTTCTCCAGACTGATTAAAGTAGATCCATTCAGAATCATCAAAGTTTTCTTGACTTGAAGATCTCTTGTATTTGTAAAGAACTTCAATATTTGAAATGTTCTTAACATTTGCAAGAAGGTGAACATTAATTGCAGTTGCTGGGGTATTGATGTAAACCTCTTTGGTTACATACTTAGCAACAGAAGAACTATTTTTAGAAGTATCCTCTTCAACAAAATCAATACCATTGGTATAAGTTACTTTTGAAACTTCCATAAAGAACTCTTCACCATCTGGTTGGTTTGGATATGAAATGATATCACCAACACGGAAGATATCTGGAATCTGATCTGTAATTACATTTGTTCTAGCAAACAAATTGCTGTCAATGATTCTGCCGTAATAGTCATCATTAATAGGATTAATGTCTGTTCTAAGAGTCAATTCTCTGGTTGTTTTATTCCAGATGATCGACTTACCAGTAATTCTGTTCTCATAAACTTGAGAAATGTTGGAAGGAACTGGATTACGGGCAATAATCGTAATAGATTCTCCTGCAGGAGATTGAGTGGTGCTATTGATAACGGGAGTAATCATAGATGGATTTGAACCAACCGTAACAGGATTTGCAATAGTTTGAGCAGATAATTCTACTTCTTCACCATTAACGAATCCTTGCTTAGTTGATAACTTAACCCAGATTGTGCTGCCATCTACTTTAGCAATAGAACCAGCAGCTTGGGATGTCTTACCCTTGATGCTTTGTAGATTCTCATAGGTTACTCCAACAGTTGTTGTAGATAGTGAGAATGTGAATACTGGATAGAATTCTAGAATTTGGTCTCTTCTTCCATATCTATTTTCTTGACCAGACGCATTTTCAATTCTGTTTGTAACAGTCTTAACTGAAGCATTAGATAGGTCAACTACTGGTGATAGATATGAGACAGTTGATGACAAATTCATCTTATAAGTTAAGGATCTGTTAATATTGTTTAACGTTTCATTAATTTCAGATGCAATAACTTTTTGGTTATCGAAGTAGTGAGATTCATTTAAGAATGTCTTTTCATATTCAGTTTGAGAATATGAAGTGTAGTTCTGTGTAGATGAATCAACTGGAATGATATTTGTAGTTTGAACAAAGGTTTCTAGTTTCGTTCCAGTAACTGTTAAGTAATGAACTTGAGGATACAGAGTTTCAAACTTTCTATTAAAGGAAGCATATGCAATAGAACCTCCGCCAAAAGCATTTTGGGATGCCTTGGTTAAGGATCTGATATTATACGAATCTAGACCAGAGTTTGTAACCTCAAATAAGTTAGTGTTTAGAACTTCGGATGTAATTCCACCAACATCAGATACGTTTCTGAAGAATACATAAGATTTTCCACTATCTTCAAAACCATTGTCTCTGTGGTTAACCTTGATTACACTATTGTTATTCTTAAATAACTTAGATGTAGCAATTGAGTCTGAAGTAGCATTGGTCTCAAACGCAGCAGAGTCTAGTTTTTCATATCCAAGGCTTGCATTTTTGAGTAGAAGTTCTGCTGGTCTGGTAATATTAAATTCTGCTCTATAGAGAGTGAACTTAAGATCCTCAAAAATATCTTCAGTCCAGTTTTCTGTGTTCTGTGACTTATAAACAGAACCCAATGATGGTTGTGATGTAATAACAGTGCTTGTGGAGATATCTGTTTCTCCTAGTCTAGATGCCCACATTTCATAGTCAATTGAATCAGTTTCTACAACTAGAGCATATTCAGTATCATTTTGTAGATATACTGGATAATCAAACTCAAATCTAGTTGGAGTAGTGGACTCTGTAAGACCTTCAAAATCGGTTGCAACACCCATTCTAACTGCTGGGCTATCAATCTCTACGAATGTTTCAACTGTGCATCCTCCAGCGCCATTTCCTACGCCTTTGATAACAACTGAAGGAGATTCGGTATATCCAAAACCAGGAATAGAAATCTCTGCATTATAAATCTGTCCACCAGAAACATTGACTCTAGCAGTAGCGACAGAACCACCAGGAAGTTGTGGACTTTCGATTGTTAGAACTGCGCTATCATAATTCTGACCAGGATTGGTAATCCTAATATCGGAAAGCTTTCCGCTGTCTTTTGCAATAGTTAATTTAAGATCTGTTCCTCCTGTAGCATTTGCTAATGTTACTGAAGGGATTTCTAGATCTTCGTTTTGCAAGAAAGAGCGACCATTGTGATTGCTTAGAACAAGAGTATATACTTGTTCATTTGTCAATGAATAGATGCCAGTTGATGTTGGAGTTAATTCAACGCCATTCTTATCAAAGATTTTAGAAATAGGACCAGAAGCGGCAGATGTAGTTCCAACAACATACTCTCCTCTGGTAACATAAACATTACCATTTGCATAGCACTTGAGATATGTGTCTGGAGTCAGAGTTTTTTCTGTTCCAGGAACAATATTCTTTGCAGGTTTGTCATAGTCTACGTTTGTTAGGTATACTTTTACAGGAACTTCTGAACTCTTCTTGCTAAAGAATAGATCAGTTCCAGTTACAAAGAGACCTCCATCATAGTTTTCAACCTTAAATGTTTGTGCAAGTGGATTTGGTCTAACTGGATTATCGGTATTGCTATCGACAAACTGAACGCCTTCGTTTGACTTAAAGTATGAAGGTCTTGTGGAAACAATACTTCCTGGATTTTCTGGAAGAATTCCTGAAGCATAATACTTCATCTCAGCGTAAGTGTCTACGGTAGCTTTATCAGCATTGGTAGCACTTGAAGTGAATCTAAAAGTTAAGGTTCCAACAGTAAACCTTAATTCTTCTGCAGAAGTATCGTAATCTACAGTTCCTGTATCACCAGTCCATGTAGCATTTTCTCTTGGTGGTTGACCAGCGGGGAGAAGAATCAAACCACTAGCATTACCACTTTCATCAGTAATGATATCACCATTGAAAGCAGATAGTGAATTGCCAGCAATTCCAGTAAATCTCAAATCTGGATTTACCCAACGGTTAATGTTTCTTCCTTCTAAGAATACAGAGACCTTAGTATTTGGTTTGAGTCTACCAATTACAAATTTAATTGGTTGAGTTCTTGCAAAGAATTGAAGTGATGTTGATACTAAGTTTTCTCCAACAGACTTGGACTGAACACCTTTTCCAACTTCATTGTTCTGTGGACTAATGTTTGATGAACTGCCAACAGAAGCTGCACTTACAGTTGCCTTTGCTCCAGAAGTATTTGACTCTCCTAGAGAATTGATTGATGTGAATGATGAAGAACTACCAACCCAGTTAACAATAAATGAATTGTGTAGACTTGCGAAACTTTCTCTCGAATCGTCTTTTGCTAGGAAGATATTGAAGATACTTGTATTAGTATCTACGACCAAAGGATCAATATTTTGATCATACCATTGATCAACTTCTGGGGAAATTTTTCCATCACCAACATACTGGAACACAACAAATGGGTTTGGATTTATTGTCTTAGATGCAAAGTCATTTCCAAGCAACTTGATCTTACTGAATGGTAAAGTAACAATATTACCAGACTTTTGATATCCAGCAACAGATCTTTGATCTTGTCTCGTGTATACTTCACTTAGATTGAAAGAATCTTCTTTCGATTGTGGACGTAGAACAGACTGCTTGCTATCAATAGAGCACTTATAGTCTGCGGATACTAAATTACCTACTTTATGAGCTTCAAAGTTATCAACGAAAAATCCACACTTAAATCTATCAAGTCCAATTTCATCCTTGACTTGCATGTTTAATGCTTGCTGCTCAAGAATACTGAGAGTTGTGTAATACTCAAGTCGCTCGATACGCTTCTCAAGTTTACCAATATCCTTCATTGTGTAACGCTTATGTTCAACAGGAGTAACTCTTACATCTCTGCTGGTATTAGTATATGCAGGAACATAGGCATAGAATAGAGGAATAGCATCCTTCACAGGATCTGGTTTTGATGGATTGAGTGAAGAATTTCCTTCTTTGACAATAAACTCTCCTTTCTTGTTCAAGAAAATACCATCGATGCGATCAAGATATTGAACTTGACTGAATGAGAATGTATATTCAAGTCCAATGTCTGGAGCAGGAGTGCTTGCCACTACAGAACCAGCACCTGTGAAGTTGCTTGTAGTTATTTCAAGTGAAGAAGTATCTTGGAATCCAGGAACGATTGTCTGACTATTTACTTTTGGTCTGAAGTCAATAATATTCTTGAGCTCTACATTACCAAGAACAGAAGAGTTAAATGATGGAATTTCATCTTCAGTAACTCCAGCTTCATGGAGATAACTATCAATCGTGCAGAAGTCCCCTTGAGAGTGTTCGAAATAATCAAATGCAATTACAAGTTGACCAACAGATGGTTCAAATCCTGGTTTAATTACTATTCTAGAAACATCATAAATTGTATCTCTTTGACCGTTGTCAAATGTATATCTATTAGTAACATCGGTTCCAGAAACCAAATTACCAGCACTATCAATCTCAGGTGGTTGTGTGCTAGTTCCTTCATACACATATCTTAGTCTGTATGCATCAGAATATGAGAGTGTTTCTACAACATCACTATCATAGTCAGTTCCTCTGAAAGGAATTACTCTATCGCCAGCAAAATCGACTACGATTCTCTTATTTTTTACTGAAGTCTTGAGTCTTGGTTTTGCATTTGTTACTTCCAAAGTTGCTGAAAGTTTTAACTCAGGAGCAACATAATTTGACTCTCCTTCAAAATTGGTATTGAAATATGATGTTGGTAAATTGAATTGGATGCTGCCAGAAGTTAAACCACTAGAATTATCAGTAGATGAGGTAATTTGAACATCATCTGCATCAATATAAACGATATCTCCAGTTTCAACTAGATCAGCACTATTTTTATTCAAAACAGTGACAATATAATTTGCTTCGTTGAATGCTGTAAATCTTTGTGTTCCGAATGGAAGTTGTGCCGCAAAAGTAATCAATCCTCCACCAGTAGATCCAGTGGTTACAAAATCTCTACGGAAGAAATACTTAATCTTACTGTCTTCAGTTCCAGCAGAAATTTGAGATACTTGCTTGCTGCCAGTTGGGAATAATAGTGTTCCTGAGTTAGAATTTGAAACTTTAGGACGCAAACGAACAACTGTTGTGCTGGTTACGTCATCATATAAAGTTTCATCTAGATAGATTCTAGTTTTTGCAGAACCCTGTTGAATAGTTGCATATTGAACAATAGCTCTAATTGTATTGTTTGATGCATCAGAGAACTGAACAAGATCTCCTTGCTGAAGAGAAGAACTTGCGTCTGCACTAAAACTAGTAGACTCAAGGAACTTAGATCCCTTTGAACCGAAGAAAGTAAAATCTGTTACTGGAGTAATTTCTGCAAAAGATCTATCGTCAACTACAATATCAGATGTAAATTTATTTGCATTTCCAGAACCATATGCAGAACCAAGAGATTTTACATTTTGTGGTGTGTAGGTAATTACAGTATTTTTGTGTAGAACTGGAACTACTGCTGCGCTGTCAGTTGGTGTCGTGCTTCCAGAATCAATAGTTACCACAGGTGGTCTACTATATTGAGTTGTTACGGATGTTCTATCAATAATTTCTACTTTATAAATTCCTTGTCCCTGGAATCCAATTTCAATTTTGGATTGATCATAGGTAACACCATCAATAACAAT